TATGCCTATTCTATTCCAACCCTGTACCCCATATTCCCCCTTCATATCACAAACCAGTACATTTGTCAAGTAGAAAATCATATATTATTTACAGCTCATTTTTGTGCAATATTTATGTGCAAATAGTATTGACATATAGGTACACATGTGTTATTATATAATTGTCAAAAGGAAATAAACAGAATAAAGAAAAAAGGAGAAAAGGATATGAAAACATGTAAAAAGGACAAAACAGTTGAGATGTTACTTAAAAAAGCACGTGACCATTTTCAGCTTGCTACTATTGACTTAAATTTCGTTGACATGGCTTCACAGGAATTAAATGTCGCGATTAGGTTGGCTAAATCGAAAAAAAGGTATTCAATTATAGATGTGATTAACGAAATGCATGAATATACGGGTTGGAATGAAATATTGAAAAATCCTATTGTTAATGATTATGTTTTTGCTGTAGTTAGTGTTAAATCCCAGTATAAACATAAGAAATAGCCCTAGTACAACCCGGGTGCAACTCCCGGGAAGGGTTTTAGTAACAAGCAAACACACCAATAAGAAAAGGAGAAAACAATATGAATATTAAAATGATGCTAGCACAGGAAGCCGCAAATAAATACGATGATATGGAAGATGCTGAGTGTTACTACGAAATGTTATTAGGGTATTACACCAGACGCGCAGTGATGTGTTACAAAAAATTGTACATTTATTTTAACGGAGATTTAGAGCGAACAGGCAGGTCTGTAGTACCAGAAGAAAAGTGCATCGAAGTGTTAGGTCTTGATTCGTTCGAGGGAGCACGAATTATAGCAATGATGTGTGAGCTTAACATCACAGAGCGTCAGAACGGCGGTATTGTGATATAAAATATTTCACACGATAATTCAGTCCAGAAAGGAGACTAAACATGAAAAGTAAAGAATTAGTTATAATTTGCTATTTATGTAGAACATGCAGAGAATGCATGCATGATAAGGTATGTGACGCATATTATAGACAATTTAAGCGCTACCCATTTCAGGTAATAGAAGGGGATAATTATCCTCCAGAGGCAGACTCAGATACGGAAATTCAATTTCCATAATTTATTATTTAGTCCATTTTGTTCATACGAAAGGAGAAAAAAACAATGATTCATAACTTATTAACCATGCTTATGAGTGCCATATTTGCTTATCAGTTAGGTTTATATCACGGCGCTAAATGGTCAACAGATAATTTTAAAAAATCTAAAAAATCCGTTGACAAACACCACAACAACTGATATAATAAATAATGTAATAAGAAATAACTTGTTACAAGCCATTCACCGGGGTTGCTCCTATCCAAACACCAACCCCGGAAACCCCAGGACTATTAGCTCAGTAGGCAGAGCAAGCGTCTCATAAACGCTTAGTCACAGGTTCAACTCCTGTATAGTCCATTCACGCTACACCCGAAATTTTGAAAATCTCAGTTCGCTCCCGGTGTCGTAGCGTGACAGTAGTCTGGCATAAGCCGAAACAACTAAACAAAAATCAAATTAAGAAAGGAGACCACTCCCAAATGGCAAGAAAACCAATGGTGACAAGAACAGTCACAACAACAAAAGCAACGATTCTTTGCGTGAACACAGTAGCAGAGGAAACAGTAACACAGGTGGTTGAAGTGCCACGCACTTACACAGACGACAGCAAATTACTTAAGGCAGTTAAGGAAACAATGGATGCAACGCTCATTCCCGTAAAAGTTATTTCTACAGAAATCGTGGAAACTCTTTACGGTATGACAGAGCAGAACTTTATCGAGCTGGCGGAAAAGTTACCGCCAAGAACAAAAACAGAAACAGACGAAAACGCACAGGACTAATAGTAAGAAAAGGAGAATAAACAATGGTAGAAATCACAAGAGAATCAAGAGAATTTGATAAGGTAGAGAAGTATCTTATGACCGTAGCGCCAGGAATTACATCTTTAAAGGATGTTCCAGACGGGACTAGCATTACAGTTTCTGGCACCATCGAATTTAATGACGTGAAGGAAACAACTGGTGAAGTTTCTGAGGTTGTATCTATCATCACACCAGACAAGAAAGTATACAGCGCACAGTCAAAAACAGTAAAGCGGTCACTTTCCGATATCGAGAAAATTATGGACGGTGAGCAGTTCGCTATCATTAAAACAAGTGGTATTACAAAGGCTGGACGTACATTTATTAACGTAGAGTTAGATACTTCAAAGCTCTGATAAATAAAAAGTTTCAATTAGGGTGGTGGGTTAATGTCCACCGCCCTTTCTTTACAGATAGGGGGTTAAACAATGGCAAAAAGAAAGAAACGTAAATTAACACAAACAAGAGTAGAATACAACAAGCAACGTAAACGTATACAGAATTTTATTAGCCGAGCTAAAAAACAAGGATATATTTTTGATGAAAACATCATTCCAGCTATCCCGAAAAGAGTTACAAAAGCTTCAGTCTCACGTCTGGCAAGGTTAACGCCAAAAGAGCTTTACAAAAAAGCTATATATGTTTCACGTGAAACGGGTGAAATAGAAACGCCAGAAGAGCACAAGAAACGAATTCGAAAAGAAGCCGCACAAAAGGCTAAAGCAACAAAAGCAAGAAAGAAAGCTCAGAAAGAGAAGAAACAAGAATATCCAAAACCAGAAAAACCAAAACGAGAGCGTAAAAAGAAAACAAATGAAGACAGAGGGTTTTATACCAGAGCAGTTATAGAAACATTTCTTTACACACTTGAAACATGCCGAAACGGTAAGGCATACCCTTTACTACTACGGTGGTTTAATAAATTAAGAGCTGACAACGGAGATGAAGCTGTAGCAGAGATGCTTACTAAAGGTGCGGAAAATGGTTACGAAGTGTCATGGTCAGTCGTATATGATGTTGAAAAAGCCACTGATTTTACACAAGGCATCATCCAATTTCTATCTGAACAAGGCGACTTTTATCAGGACGAAATGGATGAGTTTTGGAATGAGCTATCCGCTATGGAAAATGCCATGTACGAAGATTCCAATTTTGAGAGGTATTAATGTCAGCCCGTAGACCCCGGTATTTTGTCGGGGATTTTGAAACTACAGTCTATAAGGGTCAGGAAAGCACAGAAGTCTGGGCGGCGGCACTGGTAGAGCTATACACTGAGGACGTTACTATTGACCACAGCATCGAAGCCATGTTTGAGCGTATAAAATCACTTAAAACAAATGTTGTTATTTTCTTTCATAACCTTAAATTTGACGGTGCTTTTTGGTTAGACTTTTTGCTAACAAAGCTAAAGTATACACAAGCCATTGAGGGCGATTTATCAGATACCGCCAACATGGACTGGAAAAAAGATAAGGATATGAAATCAGGAGAATTTAAGTATTCAATTTCTGATAGAGGTCAATGGTACTCAATAAAAATCAAAACAGGTCGTCAGTTAATTGAAATCAGGGACTCCTTAAAACTGTTACCATTTTCAGTTAAGCAAATCGGAAAAGGTTTTTCAACGAAGCATAAAAAACTGGAAATGGAGTATGAGGGTTTTCGCTATGCCGGGTGTGAAATTACAGATGAAGAACGAAAGTATATAGCAAACGACGTTCTGGTTGTAAAAGAAGCGCTTGAGTTTATGTTTAATGAGGGACACGACAAGTTAACAATAGGCTCATGCTGTTTTTCAGAATATAAAAAGATATGCAAGTCCTCATTGAAGAATCAGTTAACATACAATGAAATGTTTCCTGATTTATACGATGTTAGTCTTGACAAACAAGTGCACAAGTATGTTACAGCTGGTGACTGGATAAGGAAGTCCTATAAAGGTGGTTGGTGTTACCTAGTCAAAGGTAAAGAAAATATTGAATACGGAAACGGAGTTACGGCAGACGTTAATTCCTTATACCCCTCTATGATGCATTCAGAAAGCGGAAACAGATACCCAATAGGGCTTCCGTATTTTTGGAAAGGTAATTACATTCCAGATAATGCTTTGAAAGATAATCGTTATTATTTTGTACGAATAAAAACCAGATTTTATTTAAAACCCGGTTATCTCCCATTTGTACAGATTAAAAACAGCCCTTTATACAGTGGTACAGAGTGCCTAGAATCCACAGACGTATATGATAATGAAACAGGAGAATATTACACACACTATACTGATAAGAACGGAAATGTGAAAGATACTAGGGTGGAATTGACGCTAACCATGACAGATTATATATTATTGCTCGAGCATTATGAGCTTGTGGACTTTGAAATACTGGACGGCTGTTGGTTCTACACTGATATAGGAATTTTTGATGAGTATATAGATAAGTACAAAGAAATCAAGATGAACAGCAAGGGTGCTATGCGTACACTTGCAAAGCTTTTCTTAAATAACTTATATGGTAAACTTGCAACCAGTACAGATAGCTCATTTAAGCTGGCTTATGTAAAAGACAACGGTGTGGTTGGTTTCTATCCAATTCATCAGGAGAACAAGAAGCCCGGTTATATAGCTTGTGGTTCAGCGATCACGTCATATGCACGAAACTTCACAATACGTGCGGCTCAGAAGAATTATCACGGTGTGGATAAACCCGGTTTCATATATGCAGACACAGATAGTATACATTGTGATTTAAAACCCGAAGAAGTTACAGGGATTAAGGTTCACAACTCAGCCTTTTGCTGTTGGAAACTGGAAAGCAAATGGGATAAAGCTATTTTCGTTCGCCAGAAAACCTATATTGAGCACGTTGTAGAGGAAGATTTGGAGAGAAAAGAAGGTAAATGGTATGGGGAAAAGATTGAACCCTACTATAATATTAAATGCGCTGGATTGCCAGATAAGTGTAAAGCATTATTCAACAAATCTTTATCAGTTGCGGAAGGACAAGTTTATAACAAAGATGATTATAACGATGCTGAACGAGAATTTTTATTCTTGCCTGACGGGGTGCCGAAAGAGCGAACACTTAAAGACTTTAAGATAGGGCTGGAAATTCCGGGAAAATTGGTTCCTAAAAGAATCATTGGCGGTATACTGTTACACGAAACAAGTTATAAAATGAGATAATGTTTCACATGAAACATTAAAAAGAAAAAGGGGAATAAAAAATGAAAATTAATTTGACATTAGAAGAAGCAAAGATATTATTAAATTGTATTTATGGTACTCAGTGCATTGCTAACACTTACCCAGATATGTGTATGAATAAACCAGAAGAGCCAACAGTATTATCAGATGAGGAAGTTCATAACAATATTGTGAAGATGTGCATGAAAAGAAAACTTGTCCTTTATATTAATGAAGTACCCGAATATATTACAGGTTCACCTAATTATGATATGATAGCAGAAAGGTTATATCCATATGATGGTGAAATTGTTTCAATCATTAATGATGATAAAAATGAATATAAGTGGTACGTTAACACTCTTTAATTAACAAAAGCCCTGTATGGCAATCATACGATTGTTTCATACAGGGCTTTCTATATCTATAACCAACGAAGTTAAGCAAGCGTTCCGCAACAACGACAGTTTATAGGCTGGACATTTAACCAGTGCACTCCTATACAACTCAAGTTAACAAACGTTGGAAGATATCAATAGCTTAATGCTGTCAATATAGCTTCTTTACATCTTAAATCTTTAAATCGAAAGCATCCACGCTCAAAAAGATATCTGAAATTTGCAATCATAAAGTCATTTCTTTTAAGCATCACATAGTTAATACTATGGTCATCGCAAGTAACAACAATTTTAGTGGGAAATGTCATATCCGCCCTATCGTCACAATACAAGTAGCCGCTTTCTGTGTATTCCCTTACAGCAAAATTGCATCCCTTATATTTTAGCGTAGCTATATATCTGCTATTCCCCACAGGCTTTTCAATAAACGCCTTATTATCATTCAAGTATACAGCCTGACTACTATAAGCAACATACTCATTATTAGCAAAAGCCTGATTAAATTGGCTTTCAGTCTGAGCTTTGCTAGCACTCTCGTTAAAGCCTTGCTCTAATACAAAGCCATTTCCTTTAAGGAATTTAGTTGACTCTTGAAGCCTAGAGCTTATACCCATGTTAACATAGTATGGATTGATAATACTTACAGGGTTTGAACACATGAATACAGGTACATATCTTGTCTGTTTTCCCTGTCCTCTTGCAATAGTAGTGTGCACGCTAATAAACTTCTTAACTTCATCGGTGCAATAGTGATTAGTTTCACTCTGAAATTCGTCAAACAAAAGTCGCTGTATATCAGAAAAGAAATGACTATACTTCTTTATGGTATCAGCACTATTTAAAGTTACAGCATATCCACAGGGTTCTCCGTTTAAAAATAGCTCATGAAAGATTCCATTTGCCCTTCTTTTACTTTCCATTTCATAACCTGTGAAGAACAGCTCGCCAATATCCTTAAAAAACTTATCAGCAACATCATCCAACTCATAATTGTATCTATATATCAGTCCAAATTTTTCTCTATATTTGATAAACCGATTTACTAACAGTCTGCTAAAGTATGTAGTCTTTCCGCCGCTTCGGTTTGAAGTACACATATAAATTTCTGGCTGGTTACCGTTTAAATCTTTTAAGCTTAATAACTTTGTACCGTCATAAAACATCTATTTCACCCACTTATAAATAAAATGTTATTAATAAGTTACACTTATAAGCACTTATAAGAAATACTTATTACTACTTATTAATTAGTTTAATATATAACTTGACTTTTGTCAACCCTTATTTTATAATTAATATGTAAAAAGAAAGGGGGTCACAAGATGAATCAGCTTACTCCGATTTTAGTAGCTCTTGGATTCAACGCACTAGACTTGTGCACAGGATTTATTTCAGCTATTAAAAACAAGGAAATCCAGTCCTCTAAATTAAGGGACGGTCTCTTTAAAAAAGTTGGCTTCATGTTCTGTTATTTTCTGGCATGGATTATTGACAACTACGGTGCTATCGCTGGAATACACTTGGATTTTTTAATTCTTCCTATTATAGTATTCTATGCTTGCACTACAGAGCTGGTCTCTATTTTGGAGAATATCAGCAAAATCAATCCAGACCTTTTACCGGAAAAACTTATGTCGCTGTTTCACATCAGCTCCATTACGAAAGAAGGTGAGTAAATGGCACATAGTTTTTCAACCGTTTGTTATGGGTCAACTGGCACAGATGTTGTAGTTCTTCAAACCGTGTTATCCATGCTACATTATGTAGGTGCAGACGGAAAGCCACTTACGATTGACGGCGATTGTCGCACAAATACCGTGCACGCTATCAATTCTTTTCAGACGAGTATGAGAGCATATGGTTTTGAGTGTGGCACAAACGGTAAGAACGATTCAGCTTTTGGTCAAGCTTGCTGGAAACTTCTGGGGGTGACATGATATGCCAGATATTAATGTCGCTTATACATGGGCTGTTACATGTTGTAATTTACCTAACGTGGGATATTCTCAGGCATACAGAAACCAGCAAACAGTTAACGGTATCACATACTATGACTGTAGCTCTTTTATCAATTACGCCTTATTAGCTGGAGGCTGGGAAACACCCGGTTACGCTCCAAATAGCAACGCCTTTACAACTTACACAATGGAAGGTGTATTACAATCTTTAGGGTTCACAGATGTTACAGCATCAGGAATCATCAAGCCCGGGGATATAGGTGTATCGAGTACGCACACAGAAATGTGTTACGAGGGTGGTGAAGGCTCTGCTATTTTTATGGGTGCACACACGGACAACGCACCTTTAGCAAACCAAGTTTCAATTGGTTCAAGTAGTGGCGATGCTACATACAGAAGAACCTTTCCACGGATATGGCGATATGGTGAAGGTGCAAGTGGAGAAGTAGGTTACACATGGGTAATTGGTAGTAACTCCGAATACTTTGAGGACTATGGCGATAAGCAGAAAAACAATGCCGCCTGTATATATTCTTACTTTTATTTTAAGGGTTGGTCATTGCAATCCATTGCCGCACTATGCGGAAACATTATGGAAGAGTCTCGTTTCAACCCAGCGTTGCTTGAACAGCATGTCCCCTATCCAGATGAGGGAAAAGGAACTGGTTTAGTCCAGTGGACTCCCGTAGATAGATACTCAGGTTTAAACCCGTTGCATGAAGTTTTTAACGCTCTAGGATATGACTGGGCTGATTACGCAAACGGAAACTATCAGTGTGATGCTATCGAAGCAGAATTTGAGCAATCGACTGGCGTTAAAGACTGGGGTATAGACCCACAGTGGTACGAAAGTTTGGCACCAGCTCAATATCGTATGTCGTGGAATGACTTCATTAAGAGTACACAAGACCCCGGTTTCCTTGCACTTGTTTGGCAAGCTTGTTACGAAAGACCGGCAAGCGTACACATGGAAAGAGCTGAGTATGCAAGGAAGTGGTTTGATATCTTAAAAACTATCGACCCCAAACAGCCCGGAACAAATACAAGAGACCCGATTAAGAAAATGCCTGTCTGGATGAAGATTAATTATCATTTATAAGGAGGTTACATTATGATGTTTGTTTATGGGACATATGAACACGTTTCTGGTTTTAGAGTGAAAATTGATTCAAGTGGCGTATATGTTTCACCCGATGCGCCATTAAGCATGCGAATTAGCGAATTTCTTAACCCGAAGAACTGGAAAATCATTGACGAAGATTATGAGAATGGGGGTAAATAATATGGCTGTACGTACAACTGAGGAAATTCTGGAAAGTATTAGAACTCGAGTAGGTGAAAGCACCGAGGATACTGACCTTGAACTTCTTGAAGATGTTACAGATACACTTTCAGACCTTAAAAATAAAACAGAGGGTCAGGAAGATTGGAAAAAAAAATACGAGGAAAACGATAAACAGTGGAGAGAAAAATACAGAGACAGATTTTTTGAGAAAAAAGAAGAACGGGAAGAGGTAAAAGAAGAACCAGAAGCACCGAAAACTTTTGAAGATTTATTTAAGTAAAGGAGTGAATTAAATTGCCACGTAAAATTGCAGTAAATACGCTGAACGCTTCAACCATTGATATTCTCAATGTGATTCGTCAGAACGCAAGTTATGACTACCAGCAGAACGTACCGGTTGTAGCAACAGCAGAAGACGTTGTTAAAGTCGGAGATGTCCTTTATGGTACACCGGCTTTAGCAAACCAGTTTATCAATGCACTGGTGAACAGGATTGCGCTTGTAAGAGTACAGAGTGCAACATTTAACAACCCATATGAGATTCTTAAAAAGGGTTATATCGAGTTTGGTGAAACAGTCGAAGATATTTTCGTATCTATCGCTAAAGTCGTAGAGTTCGACCCTGAGAAAGCCAGTGCAAGAGAGTTCAAGAGAACCTTCCCGGATGTACGTTCAGCTTTCCATGTCATGAACTGGCGTGTTATGTACCCGGTTACAATCCAGGACGAGGATTTAAAACAGGCTTTCTTATCTATGGACGGTGTGCAGAATCTTATTGCTAAAATCGTAGATTCTGTTTACACAGCTGCAAATTATGACGAGTTCTTACTGTTTAAGTATCTTATCATCAAGGCTGTATCACATGGTCACATGTACCCGATGTCTGTAGGTGACGGTACAAAACTCACAGATGCAGCAAAGAAATTCAGAGGTACTTCAAATAAACTGCCTTTCATGAGTTCTGACTACAACGATTCCGGTGTTAAGACAACTACACCAAAAGACAGACAGGTTATTTTCATGGACGCAGACTTTAACGCAGAGTTTGATGTGGATGTTCTGGCTGGTGCGTTCAATATGGACAAAGCTGACTTCATGGGTAGACTTTTCCTTATTGACAACTGGGGTACATTTGACAATGCCAGATTTAATGAAATCCGTGAGAACTGTACAGGCATCGAAGAGGTGACAGCGGATGAGCTTGCACTGATGACAGATGTTAAGGCTATTATTTGTGATGAAAATTGGTTTCAGGTTTATGATAACAAGAATCAGTTTACAGAAAACTATGTAGCATCTGGACTGTACTGGAATTACTTCTATCATCAGTGGAAAACAGTTTCAACAAGTCCATTCGCCAATGCAGTTGTATTTGTTACTGATACAGCTACTATTGCTGAACCGGCAAGTATTACAGCAGAAATTGTAGACAAGAGTGTTTCTGAGGAAGCTGTTACTCTTACGCTTAAGGCTAGCGCAGACGGTGCTACACTTGCACCGAACAATGTTACATTTGTTCAGACCGAACAGCTTACAACTGACGGTATTGCAGTTCATCCGTTCGGAGCCCTCCTTGTGCCAGCTACGAAAGCCGATACAAAAATTAAACTTGTCGCAACAATCAATGGCGTAACTTATACAGGAGCCACCAATATCACAAGTGCTAGCGATGTGGGAGCAACCGTGGTTATGAATAAAGGTTGATTGAAAAAAGTTTAACAAGTTAACAAATAATCTATATGTTGTGCGATGGTGGGTTGGTTTGACTAGCCCACCATATATGAAAGAGGTGTTAACATGAATAAAAGCACATACTATCCAGCGGATTATATTGATAGTGCCGGTAATGTTTACCCTACGGTGGGCGAAAATATCCGATATGGTCAGAAAGCAAATAAACATTTCGGACTGAACTGGAAAACAGGTTCTATCATGTTGCGTGAGGGTGTACTCACAGAAAGTGGGGTTGCAGGTGCAAGCTTTAATACTGACAACAATGCTATATACTTTTCTAGCCCTATCAGTATTACGGATTTCAACGTTGCTGTTATTGAAAAATCCCCGGGGGTTGCTGGGAAAGCTATCCCTATACTCGGTATTGATAGTGCTGGTGGCTGTTATATTTCTGGCGTTGACGCTGGTTATAAAGCAATTTTGTTTGAGTTTGAGTATAGGGAGCTGAAATAATATGTATATCGAGCCCGGCACAAATATTAAGATTTTGAAGGATTGCCCTTTAGATACAACTTACGACCACACAATTTACTTTGCAGATAAAGCCAGTCAGTCGAATTATTTTATTGGTTTGACAAAGTATAACCTGACAAACTATACATACCAGAGAGTTAAGAGAGGTGTGGCTAGGGTTAGGGTTAAAGCCGATAATCTGTACGACTGCAATTATATGATGTTTCAGAATACTAACTATGGAAATAAATGGTTTTATGCATTTATTAAAAGTGTAGAGTATGTGAACAATGAAACATCTGAAATTGCATTTGAAATTGACGTTATGCAAACATGGTTTTTTGACTACACGCTGGACTATTGTTTCGTAGAAAGAGAGCATACAGCAACAGACGAGGTAGGGAGTAATTTAGTCCCAGAAAATTTTGAAGTTGGTGAGTATGTTAGAAATGAGGGGTATCACGAATTATTTGGTGACCTTTCAGAATTAGCTGTATTGATAAACGAAATCAATGTTACAGACAGTTTGGGAAATGGTAGAAACTACGAAGGTATCTATGGTAGCGGTGTTATCATGGCGTTTAAGGGTACAGACACACACGGCATTAACGAACACCTTAAAACTATGGCTCAAAAAACAGATAATATCCAAGCTATTTACACGTGCCCGTTACGAGCTTTAAACTCCGAAATTCCAGACGGGGGTAAAGAACTACTTAATCAGGATATCTCAACAGACTTTCTTTCTGCTGTTGATGCCTTAACTGGTAATGAAACATTAAACGGGTACAGACCGAAAAACAAAAAACTGTACAGTTATCCGTATAATTATATGGAGGTCTGTAATGGTTCGGGAAACAAAATGAACTTACGTTATGAGTTCATGCAAGCAACAAACGGTAGATATGGTTTTGAATTACTTACATCAATAACCCAGCCTGTACAGGCAATATGTCGACCGATAGGGTACAAGGGAACAACTCTGTGTCCTACAGAAAGTTTAGAGTTAAACTCTTTTCCTATGTGTAGTTGGGCTATAGACGGGTATCAGGCTTACATAGCGCAAACGGCTGTACCAAATACTTTTTCAGCGGCTCTAAACGCACTGTTCGCTGGTATTAGTGCGTTGGCTGGTGGAGGTGGACTTGCTACAGCGGCTGGGGGTGTGAACGCTTTAAGTGCTGTCACAAATACTATAAGTGGTGCGTATAAAGCAAAGAGAGGAGCAGACGTTAGTAGTGGAAACTTTAATTCTGGTAGTGCTATCACAGCTCATAGACAAAACCAGTTTTACTATACGAGGTGTAGCATTAATCTGGATAATGCTATTGTTATTGATGATTATTTTACTCGTTTCGGGTATGCAGTAAAACAGTTGGTTAGACCAAACAGAAACTCTCGACCTCATTGGAACTACGTGAAAACCGTAGGGTGCACGATAACTGGTAGTATACCGTGTGATGACATGAGAAAAATATGCGGTATTTATGATAACGGTATTACCTTTTGGAAAAAAGGTAGTGAAATCGGGCAGTATCATCTGGATAATAGTCCCAGTGCTATAAGTTAGGAAAGGAGGGTGATGAAGTGGGAAGAAGAGGTAAAAATAATTTCTCGTCAAGTTTGGCGAAAAACATGCTTTCAAATAACATGTACCTGAGAAGATTATGCGAGTTATCTATGAGTATGTTTAAGTGGGAGGGATTACCGGAAAGCGTTGATGTGAGATATCTTGAAATGGAGTTGTTTCTGACAGGTCAGACGTTATTTTTTAAGGATGATGTTCTGGGGTATTTGGCTCTGGGGTGTCTGGCTAATGGTAGTTTTGATGTCTATGGTGAGCCTAAAGTCCGTAGAGCGTACAGTCGATATAGTGGTTACAATTCTGACTCTTTCACTGATAAAGATAGTGTCATTATATGGAACAACTATATGAGAGTTCCGAGTGCTCAGGATGTCATGTATTACGCTCAAAGATTGTGGGATTTAGATAGCGCGATTGACATTAATGCTAAAGCACAAAAAACTCCTGTTCTTATTCAGTGCGATGAGAAACAGAGGTTGTCACTCTTAAATGTCTATAAGGAGTATGACGGTAATAGTCCTGTTTTATTTGGAGATAAGAACTTGGACATTAAGGGGTTCGGAGTTCTTAAAACAGATGCACCCTTTGTCGCTGATAAACTGTATGAGTTAAAAAGCCAGATTTGGAATGAAGCGCTGACGTACTTGGGTATTAGCAATGTTAGTTATCAGAAGAGGGAAAGGTTGATAACTGATGAGGTTACGAGAAGCCAGGGTGGAACTGTTGCGAGTAGGTATAGCAGACTGGCTATGAGAGAACAGGCGTGTGATAGGATTAATGATTTGTTTGGTCTGGACGTGAGCGTGAAGTATAGAGAAGATTTCCAGATTCCTGATGTTGACGGTGAAGTTGATAGTGAAGGCGGTGAGGAAGGTGAGTAAGTATACTACAGAAGTGAGATTTATTTGCGAACAGAAAGCTGGACTTGAGGGTAGCGTTGGTGCTTCTGATGTGGATGAAGTGCTGAGTAATAGCTGGAATAAGGTAGTTACGTCTAACTTCGCTATCTTTGATGAAGCTTATCGTGAGAAACTGGTTAGTAAGGTTTTGAAACATTACTATCTGAGGGAGATAGGTGCTGAGACTGTTGGTATTTGGATGCTCTGGATGAACACTAAGTTTGAAGAAATTATGCCTTATTATAACCAGTTGTATGAAAGCGCTAAGTTAAAGTTTGAACCATTCTATGATGTGGATTATACGAGAAGTAGTCAGAGGGATGTTACGGAAACAGAGCATGGCAGTTATGAGAATAAGGGACAGACCCAGAGTGAAGGAAGTAGCACGGATACTGGTAAGACAGGTAATACGAGAACCGGAAAAACAACAGAGGTTGGGAGTACCGGTGGGACTTCTAAAGACTTGTATAGTGATACTCCACAGGGGGCGTTGACTGGAGTTGAAAATGAAACATATTTAACGAACGCTAGGAAGGTTACGGATAGCGGTAATAGTAATACGGATGTTGACGAGACTGTTACTGATGCTGGGACAAGTGAAGTTAAGGGTGTTAATAGTCAGACGGTTAACAGCACGTTGAATAATACCAATGCTAAGAGCGGTACGAAGGGGGATGCTTTTAGTGAGAGTGTTACGGGGAAAATGGGTGGTGGAAGTTATAGTAAGATGCTGATTGAGTATAGGGATACTTTTATTAACATTGATATGCAGGTTATTGATGAGTTCAAAGATTTATTTTTCGGGTTATGGTAGAAAGGGGATATTGAAATGAGTAATGCTAATTTTACGCCACCTTTAGGTGAGTATAGAGAGCTACAGCCATTTAGATATTGGTGTCAGAAAGTGTTGCCATTGGTGTATGATGATAGTTTAAGTTATTATGAGTTGCTTTGTAAGGTTGTTGATTATCTTAATAAAACTATGGAGGATGTCGACACTTTACACGGCGATGTAACTAATTTGCATAAGGCATATGTTGAATTACAAGGATATGTTAATAATTACTTTAACAATCTGGATGTTCAGAATGAAATTAACAACAAACTGGATGCGATGCTTAAAGATGGCAGTTTAACAACCGCTATAGTAACAGCTCTTTTACCTATGCAACCGAAAATTACAAATTCGACACAGGCTTACACTGAAATAGCTAATACCGCAAACACTTATGTTAACAGAAATGATTTCGTATATGGATACAAACATGCCGCTTTCCGAAAAAATGTTGAAAAAGTTGATAACAAATATGAAATTAACTGTTCTACTTTTGTTATGCTTTTACTATTAGGGGTAACATTTAACAACTCAAAATATAACGGAAAAAATAATATCATGAATAATTTGCTTTTTGAAAATCAGGATATTAAAGATTTCTATTCAAGCGGCGACGATGCTGATGATACAACATGGAAATTTTCTGGTCAGTTATGTCAGTGGCTGTATGATAGAGGATATTGCTTTAAGCCTAAAAGCGTAAACGAATTAAAAACCGGTGATATACTTTTCTACAACCTTGAAGGTGGCGGAACAGACCCCTCGTTTTTTGGCATCAATCACAGTGCTGTTTTCAGTTGTGTTAATAACGATGCGGTTTACACTGTTTGGGAGGTTGGAACAGTTCCCAAAATAGCCAAATATTTAACACCTTATTTCAATCAGTTGGTGATGGCGGCTAGATTACCGTATAGCAATTATACGTTACCTGTTAATAATATAGGCGCAAGCACAAAAAACACAATAGAAAATTTCAATGGCACAACAACTTGTACACCTGTTAATGGATTTAAAAAAGACAGGCAATATACACTGATAATTTCTATTGACTATGAGTATAATAAGAATAGCGGAAAAACATCAATTTACCCCGGTGTATCCGATTCTAATAACACGAGTCTGGCTAGTGATTATGGCGAAACAGGTTATAGGAACTTATTTATACTACCATTTGTGCCTGTAGTAGATACTGATTTTATTTATATTAATTCAAGGAGTAGTGCAGGTGGGTTGCCAACAAACGGCGTACTTAACTGGTATAATGTAATTGAAGGTTTTAACACATACACAAGAAAATATTATCCAGCTTTAAAAACACCTGTATCGAATAAAGACATTAGCTATAGAAGGACTAAATTCGCTAATATTATCAGCTTAAAAATTGATAATCCAACATTAAATACCCTTGTTAACTATGGTAGCATTAACAACTTATATCTTCCTTTAGTAAATAACCCATTGTCAGCGATTGCCATTTCAACTACTGAAGGAGCAATACCATGTTGTGTTTACATAACTAACGAAGGAAAAATATTATACAGAGTTAAAACAGACCTTACAGACATTACTGCTATTTATGCTCATGGTGTATTTGGTAATGATAATATAGAAGAATAATTTAATTATACAGGTTGCCGCAATGGTAGCCTGTATAATTTTTTAATATTTAAGTACAAATGGTGTACAGGGTTGGAATAGAATAGGCATA